CCCAAATCTCGGGTGGTGACGCTCCCCGCTTACTCGCGGGGCTACGGATTCTGTCTTATGTTATTTGAAAATTTACTCAGGAATCGGAGGCGCATCAGGAATTTTTTGAATTGCAGATTTGTTTGCATCAAAATAAAACTCAAATGTATTCACATCATCATTACAATCTACCCAAAATAATGGAAGTGCAATTTCAAATTCAGCATCACAGATTTCAGCAATTCTTTCAGCAATAGCAGAATAAATTGGGAAGTATTTATCTCCAATTAATTCCCATCCAGAAATATATTGCACGGTTTCGTTTGGAGAAATTAGAGCTTTTTTCATTTTTACCACTCCACAATAACAACACCAGCAGTTCCATTGCCGCCTGCCTGATAACTGCCGCCATAGGCACCGCTTCCGCCATTACCATAACCAGTAGCGGCGGCGCCAGCCACGCCACTTGGGCTAACTCTACCTACGCCACCAAAACCGCCAAACATACCAATCCCGGGATTGGTATCGGCTGGGCCAAAACAACCACCTCCAGGCCCAGAAATAACTGCATTGCCCGAAGTGCCTGCGCCAGAACTATAATTAAAGTCACCGCTAGAACCCGCGCCAGATGCGCCGCCAGCACCGCCAAACCCTACGTTGGCCCATCTAGCACCACCGGCGCCCCCAGTGGCGGAACAATAAGCGCCAAAAGAGGATGTACCCCCAGCGTTCCCGTTACCGTTGTTTACACCAGTACCACCGGCCCCAACAGTTACAGTAATACTAGCTCCAGGAGTTAACCCAGTAATCCACTTAATAGCTATACCGCCTCCGCCCCCACCGCCTCCAGAGCCTTCAGGAATGTTAACGGCACCACCACCAGCGCCGCCGCCTCCAACTACGGTGGCTTTTACAGAAGTTACTCCAGTCGGAACAGTAAATGTTGATGTTCCAGCAGTTGTAAAAAGCTGCGCACGTTGACCAACATAACTATTTGCACCAGCAGCAGTGGTTTGAGTCGTGCCGTCGTTAAAAGTAATGGCTGTTCCGCCAACTGTGATTGCCATTTATTGCTCCTTAAACAGAAGTAAATCCGGTTGCTTGATCCATGACAAATTTTGTCACGCCTTGATATTGGAAAAGCAATTGACCGCTTACTTCCAACACAGTCCAATTTGATGTTTGAATACCAGAAGAATTGATATTCCAGTCGCCACTAGCACCAGAACCATCGGCACCAGCAACGCCAAGATTAGTTCTTGCAGCAGGAGCAGACGATGCACCAGTGCCGCCATTGGCAACAGGAACAGCGTTTACAAGGCCATCAGTTGCGTCCAACCGGCCAGATGAATCCAGGTTGTTTGCAAGCTGGGAAAGATTGTAGGCTTGTGTCATTTCAAGTCCTTATGCGTTGCCAATCCTAGCAAATGTTTGCTGGTTGAGCAAGGTAAAGTTGTTGTTAAAAGCCTGCGTCAGATTGTAGCCGCCAGAATTGGCGGTGTAATCGTAGCCAGAACCTTTTGCGAGAAGTGCTCCGTTGGCATATACCTCCATTGCCAATGGATTGTTGGGGTAAACATAGGAAAGCGCCCCATTGATTGAATACGAAACCGTGTTCACAACGTTGGAGGCAGGAACCCCAAAGTTATTTTCTGTGAACATAATGAACGTCATTTTCCCAGTCACAGTACCAGGGAAGCCGCCCAAAGTGTTGCCAGAAAGGTCATAGTCGATTTCATTCAATTGAACGCCATTCACATAAATCATCTCAAATCCATTGCGGATTGTGAAATTAGATGGGGTCACAGTATTGGCAGATGAGACATCAACCGTATATCTGCTGAATGGTGTGTAAGTCGATCCAGCCGCACGCTTTCTAAAAACACCATATCCATTCACTGCACCAGAAATGCTTGTTGTGAATGTGATGGTTTTTGTGGAAACGTTGACTGATTGAACTGTGTAGGTCGTTGGGCTGTCTGTTGGCTGCGGCTGGGCAGCAGCAAAACAAAGCAAGTCACCAGCGACAACGTTTTGATAAAGCGGGTCAACGTAAGTGATTGAATTCGATGTGCTGGATGCAATCAATCCATTGATGTTCTCGTAGTATTGATCTGTGCTGACAGCACGCATATTGATGACAACGACGATTTCGCCACTTGCACACGCATTTGAGAACGTAAAGTTTGTTGTGGTTTCTGTGTATTCGCTAGTGTCTGCAAGAATGCCATCACGGAAGACAAGAATGTTTCCTACCACATGATTGACTGCAAATGTGGTTTGTCCAGAAGTTGCAGAAAACACAGTCTCTGTGTAGTAGAAGTTGTCAGGTTGCGTAAACCCGACAACTCGACCAAACACATCAACCGTCAGCGTTGCGGTGCTAAACGTCTTGGAATACACGCCAGCGCCAAAGTTCAAGAACTTTTGCAGAGACACAACCATCGAGCCTTGAGTGTTGTTGCTCACGCTCAAAAGCCCGTCAGCAGAGCTAACAGCGGTTGTTCCAGCCTTGGTCAATTGACCAGTACGTTTATCAAGGTCAATGTAGTTTTGTCCGTCCTCAAGCGCACCCCAAAGCGATGTGTCATATACCGACGTTTCAGTCGGAACAAATGCGCCTCCAAGATTTGAGAATCCTGCGTTGCCAATCGCAAAGCTGAATTTCCTGTTCTGTCGGTTGGCAATCAACAAGTAGTTGGATGTGCCAAAGCTGCCTGCGTACCATGTGTAATCAGCAGGATTTGGGCTTCCGTTGGCCGTTGCGTTGTTCAACAAACCATAATAGGTTTTGTTCCTGGGATTCAGGCTAAACCCAACAGTGCCATCTGCGCTATCAGCATAGGCCACAGCAATCCAACGTTCTGTGTACTGGAATGTTGTAGGACGCCACTTGAACACAGCAGAAGCTGCGGAGTATTGGCTGTTGGCAATCGGGTTTACAAGCCGAGTGAACAAATACCAGTCGCCAGCAGGAATAGCCAGGTTCACAGTTGGAAGCGTCTGACCAACCGTGTATGGAGTCCCGTTGCTTGGTAATGCGGTAGTGCCACCCAAAAGTAACTGAGATGCTGTTGGGCTTGGGAATGCGGAATACCAAACTTCGGCATACGTCACAAAACTTGCAGTACCAACATAGGGCTGGACATTAAAGCTCGGAACGGCAGCAGACGGATAGCTGCTGGCAACTGTCGGAGCGGGAACCGTGCCAAAATATGATGGGTCAGGAAGGTCTGTATTTGGCGCAGGAACATACTTTGTGATGTCCTTGTCGTCATAGACCTGGGCGTTGTATTCGTTAAGCTCAAACGATGCGCCAAGGCTACCATCAGGCAAGGAAGCCTCAGACACACGCATCACACGGAAAGGCTTGTTTGACCAACCATAAGAAGAGTTGGTCACGGTTACAACATCGCCTGCATCAACCTGGATGCCAGGATATGCCGTGCTGAAGCTAACAATCAGGTCTTCACGAGCCTGCTCAAGAATTCGTGTGGCAAGGTATTGCGCTTGCACAGAATCATTGGTCATCGAGAACTGGACTGATTGCTTGTTGACCGGCTCGTTTGGATACAGCAATTCAGCAGGTGTTTCGTAATAAACAAAATCTGATTGATCGCGGTTTTGTGCGCTTGGGAATTCAGCTTCAATTTGATTGACGCTGCTGGTAATGTCATAAGCACTGACGCGAATTTCTCCAATGATTGTGCTGTCATCAAAAGCATAGGCCGACGTAGTAGCTTTGTTGATAACAATGCTCCATTGGCCTTTGGCTGCGTTGTATTGATTCCAAGAATCGCAAACAATCATGATGGAGTTGATGTTGTTCAAGCATGACTGACCAGTATCGACAACACCATTGATTCGATAACGAGGTTGATAATAAGGCCCTGTACCATTTTCTTGATAAGCAATAGGCTCGTCAGAATAAGAATTCAATGCTGCAACAGAAGTCGTATCAACCAAATCAAATGGCATTGCAGCGCCATATTTTTCATTGGTCATGTAGTCATACCAAACATCACCTGGCTTTGCACATCCAGCACCATTGAGATAATGATGAACGTGATATGTCAAAGACTGCATGTTTGTAGTCTCTGCTTCACGGTTGTAATTCATCTTGACGATGGCAAAAGCAAGACCAGGCATTTGACGATTTGTCGGTGCCCAACGTAATTCAGCAGGCAAATCAGCGCCGCCCATGAATGCGGAAGGCAACGTTGCGCCGTTTGCAGAAGTAATCACACCATCTTGAGTGGATGTGTAAAGAGCAATATAGATGTTGCCGCTTACTTTGGAATCCACATTCCCAGCGCCATCTGTCAGGCTAACGACCTTTGTTTGGTCCGTGCTGTCAAATGTAATCTTGCGATCACCCCAATACATATCATTAAGGTCAAAAGAAAATTGACCGTTGGGGCTAATGTGGGAAATGACCAAGACGTAGTACATGGTCTTGGCATCTGTGCTTAATGCTGCGTCAACAAAAGCACCGCCAAGATAAGCATCACCATAGACAACGGGAATGCTGTTTGTAGAAGACGGAGGAACCTGCTGGCGAACACCATTGTCAACGGCCTGGTCTGCGCTCATATCAGGCGCAAATGCGCGAGACATGATGTTTGAAACAGCAAAGTTAATGGCAAACGCTGCGGCGGTGTGATACCAGGCAAAAGCACTGACAGATATTTCTGCCAGAGCCGCAACAATCATTGACCCGACCATTTTTATTCCTTCACAAAACTAGCGCCGACAGCCTTGTATCCGCGCTTGATGTAATTTATCAGTGGTCCTTTGGCAGAAACCGATGTATAGGCACAATGAATTGAACCTTCTTTCAGCATCTTGCTTGCGATCTTGTCGTATTCAATCCAGAGTTTTCCGCCGACTGTCGTGTTGCGATGTTCTGGCTCAACCCACCACAAAAGCTCGTGAAGCTCTACAACCCCAGGGCACCAAATGTTGTTCTGTTTTATGGCGATCAATGCCCCAGCCATGTGGTCATCAATCAAAATAAATCCTCGACCTTGGATAATGGAAAATAACAACTCTTCAACATACTTTGGCATGTGAAAATGCGTCTTCCCAAGTGTGTCTACTGGATACTCAAATGAGTATGCTTCAACAATCTCCAAAAGCCTTGGAATGTCGTATCTTGTCGCAAGTCGAATCATAGTCCGAATCGTTTTTGTGATGGTGCTTGTGTTACGGCTTGGCTACCAGTTGTAGGTTCGCCACCAAAATCAAAGTACGAGCCAGCAATTGCTGGAACCCGGTTCATGCTGTTGTCGCCAGGATAGAAAACCTGCCAAATCTTTGGAGTGGTTCTGACGCCACCAACACGGTTCTCAAGAATGGTTCTGAAAGACGCGCAGGAAATTCCAACAGTTGCCACACGAGTCCTGGCCTGCTCGTTCCAATCTTCCGTGATGGAATAGTTCGAAACAATGCCTTGGTAACGTTTGAAGAACTGCTGGGTTGGCGTCTGGATGATCTGGTTGTCGGCATCCAGAAAACCGCGCCATACCTCAATGCGAGAACCCTTGATGTCCGAACTCAAGATGATGGATACGTTTGTACCGTCAACGCCCGTCAAGGAAATGTTCAAATCAGAACTATTTGCCTTAATGTCTCGTTTGACTTCAGAAAGCTGGAGAAGACTGCCAAGGTTTGTGAATGTCATGTCATCCACAGAGATGGGAGCAGCGGCATTGCAGAACGTATAGACGTTCGATGGCATTGTGAGCCTAATGAATTCGGCATGGCGGATAGACGAACTATCCAATGCCGTCATTGTTGTACTCATTCTGTAATGTCCTCTCTAAACACAAACGCTTCATCCCAGTTGACAAAAGCGCCGCCAGGGGCTGGTGTGAGTGTATATGTTGGGCATCGTTCTGCCAAGACAATAAACTCGCATGTGTTGCCAACGCCAGCCAAAGTTCCAGTTGGCGGCGTGCCAATCACGGGACGATGCAAGCTGACGCTAACTGTCGAGTTCGTCCCGCGCAAAACGTCTTCCTTGACTTTGTATGTGTAGTTGCCGAGTTGCAAGAAATCGCCAGCTTTAAACACATATTTTGTCGAAGCCACGGATGGAAGATTCCCGATTGACACGACTTGAGAATTTGGCGCAGGAACAGAAGCAAGAGTCAAAGCATTGACTTGAGCCGTTGTCAAATCACCCTGGTAGTCAGTGAACCAAGCAAGATTTGCGCTGTTGAACGTGATCGTTTCTGGCAACTGACGGTCAAGGTTGTCGATGGTCTGAATGATGTCCCTAGATGTCGAATATGGCAGATAGTTGTGCGGAACAATAGTGAACACCCACGGCACCGAAGTCAGGTACTGAGCCACGCGAACTTGTCCAGAACGGCTTACCTGTTGCCCAACCGTCCTGCGGGTGTTTACAGTCATTGACTGCTGGTTCTCAAAGATCGTCTGGAACGACATCATGTTCTCCCGAAATTCGTGGACAGGTTCTTGGATGCGTATTGGTTGGCCGACCAGATAGCCTGGTTGCTTTCCAGCAGGCGCTGCTCAAACGACTTAACATCAATTGCGTTGATGTAGTTGTTGGTCACTTGAGTTACGCCACCAGAGTTTGCCAGCATGTTGTTGGGCACAATCGTACCCGAGCCAGTCGGGACGAAAAGCTCTGGCCCACGCTCTCCAACAATGTATGGCGAACCGCCAGCAACTGGGCCTCCGTTAGCCCTGAATGAAGCATCTTGAGCCGCCAGCATTGATGTTTGCTGGGAACCAATGTTGGTTCCATAAGACATTGCGGTAGAGATATTGCCGAACACAGAGCCAAGCAAGCCACGAATCAACGTCATCGCTTGCAGACGCATGTTCATAATCAGCATGTCTTGAATCACACTGCGCGTGAAATCCTTGATGCTGAATTTGCCAGTGCGGACAAATCTCTCGATTGACGCAGACATATTTGACCAAACGGCGTCATACATGCCTTGCATACGCTGCAAAGAATCAGCAAGTTCAATGTTGGCAAGTTTTGCCTGCATTGTTTGCTCATAAATCTGTTTTGCCTTTTCCTGGTCTTCAACAGACATATTCTTGAATTCCTGGCTACGAGCCAGCTTTTCAAATTCCTTTTGAGCATCAATCTTTGCCTGGGTAAGCTGAATCTCTTTTTGCGTTGCCCCAATCAAAGAGAACCGTGCTTCAAGCTGCTCTTTGGAGAACAACTGCTCTTGCCTGCGAGTCTCGGCATCACCAAAAATCTTTGTGCGTTCACGCTCAAGACGTTCACCAACGTTTGCAATAGATTCAAACCAACGCTGGTCAGCTTCCCATTGTTGTTTCTTGCGATACTCAAATCGCTTTTTCTCTGCCTCGGCCTCTGCCTCTTGAACCTTTGCAACACGCTTTCGAGCAAATTCCGCAGCGTATTGACCAAATGTGTCTTCGTTGCGTTGCTTCTCTTCAATCTTGGCTTCTGCAATTTTCTTTTGCAGTTCAACTTCAATGCGCTGCTCTTCGCTGGCAATGGCTTCTGCCGATTTATAGAACGCATCAAGCTCGGCCTTTTCAGCCTCACGACGAGCACTGATTTGACCTTGAATGCCACCCGCTTTATTCCACCTGGAAATTCCAGCTTCTTCTTCCTGCTTTTTCTTTGCTTTTTCAGCAGCAGTCTCGGATTCAGAAACGACCTTTTCAACAAGCTGACGGAATTCGTCTTGCTGCTTTGCAAGATCGGCCTCCAAAAGCTGAGTGTTCATGCCAAGTTTTCTGCGCTTGGCAATACCATCCATTGTTTCAACAATCTTGGAATTCACGCGCTCCAAGGCTTGAAGTGTTTGCTCAGGACGGCCAAGACCAAGCATGGCATCCCACGCCTCGCTGGCAACCTTTTTGATGGCGCTCCAAGACTGCTCAAGGTATCCAAGTGTCCTGCGATTTTCCTGAAGGCTTTTGTCCAAGGCCTCTGCAACAATCTTGGTAGATTCTTGTGTCCTACCTTGACGCTCAAGGGCTTCAATCTGCTTGTACTGAGCAGCAGTCAAAAAGTGATATTGCTCATTAAGCCGCTTGGCAGAAGCCGCAGAGCCATCAAAAGAAGGGATCAGCTTTTGAGCCGCTTCTTCTGCGCTCAAACCAGAAACCTTGGCAAAGCTACCAATTGCCTTGGCAACAGAACCCATCGTGGCTTCTGTGAAACGACCAGAGGCAGTCAATGCCTGCATGATGTCTTTTGCAGAACCGATGCTAATGCTTACATCCTGGCTCAAAGCGCGGGACATCGAATAGAACTTGTCCGTAGTAATACCGGCAAAATTGCCAGTCAACGTCAAAGTATCTTTCAGTTTGTCAATCTCATCACGGCCTTGATATGCGGCATAAGCCATTGCGCCAAAAGCCGCAGTGATGCCTCCAACGGCAATACGGAAAGGCGTAAAGATGGAAGCAACAGCTTTGAAGGCGTTGCCAATGCCACCCATCGTGTCTTTCAACTGACCACCTTGTTGCAAGAATGCAATCATGGCGTTCTGACCGCTGGCGATCTGCGTTACAAAGTCAGTCACTTGGTATCCGACTTGCAGTTTTTGCTGCTCAGTCATCAATCCATTGACTTTCTTCATCGACTCAACGCGCTCGTCATACGCTTTGGCAATTCGCCTTGCCGTGTCGATGGCGTTTTGTTCTGCGCCTTGATATTTGCCAGCCTTGATTTCACGTTCAAGCTGTTGAACTTTTGTCAATGTTTTGCCGTAGTCTTCCGTGGCATAAACAAGCTGCTGCATGTCCTTTGCAAGCGCATCAGTCGCACGCTTGCCTTGCTTGGACAGGCTATCAAAATTCTTCTGAGCCTCTGTAATGCCTTGGACAAGTTCTCCGCTATCAACCGCGAGAACAATACCAAGTCGCGCAAGATTTTGTGAAGCCATTATTTTTTACTCCTGGCTTGTTTAGCCGCGATTCGATTGATGTGCTCTTTGAGTTCGTCCTTGAACACGGCAACCACCGTATCTTTATGACGGGCAAGAGCAGGACGAAGAAAAGGTTTTGCGGCCAGCTTTTTTGTGCCAAGCTCTTGCGCAAGAGAAACTGCCGATTTTTTAACAGATACCACTGCGATTGCGGCATCTGTCTGCGTCACCATTGTGGATTTGCGATCAGACTGATTGGGGATTCTGGCATCCAGACGGACAGTATCGCGCAAGTGAACGGGGTTTTTGGCGTCCCTGGGGCGTTCACCATCGTATGGAGCATGAGTCTTAACGTCGGTATAAACAACGTCCATAGCCGTTTTTGCGGCCTTCACAAGCGTTTGACGGGCAACATTGTCAGCACGGCCAAGAGCCATGAGTTCGGACAGCTTGGCTTCCAGGTCCGCCAAGCCTTCGATCCGAAAAATGCTAGTTGCCATGTCACGCCTTTATGTAGCCCTCCGACCCAGGTTTCATGGCAATAAAGGCCAACAGCTTTTCGTTGACCTGCTCTCGCTTCTGTTCCTCTGTCAGAGGTGGAACAATGTAATCATGTGTTGACGGCAAGATGTCTTCCATGCGGAATGGCTTTGCCGTTTTCTGTATTTTCGCGTTCAAGTTACCCGTGGTCAAGGAAGACAAGGCCAGAAGCACCGCCTTGTTCCCGATCATCCCATCGGACAACATGATTTCGATGGCGCGCATGTCGTCCACCGGAATTTCGTCTGGACATCCACCGTGGGCAAAAACGTATGCTCTTGCCTGCCGATGAATGTCCCGAATTAGTTTTTTCGCTCTTCCTTGTAACCTGGCGCGATTACTTCATTGATTTTTGCCAGGATTTCAAGTTGAACCGTCATCGGCCACTCGGCGTCGATTTCTTCGTATGTGATGTCCTCAAGCGTGCCATCAACAGGCACCAACAGCTTGATGAATTCAACCACACGATTCTCCATCTGGAGAACCATACGAACCATCTCTCGTGTCGAGCGTCCGTCAACGATTACATCGTCATCGGTCATGACAACGCCTTCAACTTCGACGCCAGAAAAGCCTTTAACCATCTTTTCATAGCGACGTTGCTCTTCAGCCTCATCAGTCTTTTTGATTCGCTCTTCAATCGCAGCCATTTCCTTGGTCAAAGGAATACGGACGCGAAAGATTTGCCCACCCAACTCAAAGGTCTTGAGTCGAAGGGCGTCAGAATTCTTGAATGCGCTACCAAGTCGTGTCATGTCATTTCCTGTTTTGGATGATCTTGTCGTAAATCTGCTGGTTCAACTCAATAGCATATTCAACGACCTCGTTAGGGGTCATCTTATCTGCGTGTTGAGCAGCAATGTCGTGGGCTAGAGCAATTGACGTAATGCGTTGCTGCGTAAACCCAAACCAGTCCTTACGGGCACCGGATTGGGCTACGAGGAAACTCAGAAGGTCATTGCTGTCTTTTATTGTTGCAGTCATGTTAAATCCATTTTGGTGAAGTTGTAATGTGCCTATATTTTTTTTGCCTCAAAGCAAAATCTCTTGTTCCACTTGCCCAATGAGACAATGTTTTGTATGAAATTCCTGTAACTCTTTGAGCTTCTAATGAAGACCCATAAATTACTCCATCTACACAAATTTTTTTGCTTGTGGGATGTTTTGATCCAAATTTTCCAAGATGGAATCTTGTCTTTTTTTTTGATTGATTGGCTTTAAAAGAAACAACTCTTTTTTGGATGTGTAAGGCATCTTGTTTTTGTCCAGAAACACCTTTAAGCATACCATCAGAATTGCTTCTGTTGTAAAACAACGGGTTGTTTCTTGCATCTAAAATTTGAAGAATTGCTTTTTCAACAAACAATACTTCATCTCTTGATCCAGAAAACAAGATTGAACGAGTCCATCCATTGGGATTTGACTCAATCAATGGCTTGACGTATTTGGATGAACAAATATAACCATCATTAACATGACAGTTTTTCTTTGTTCTACTGCCCAAATACATCAAGCCAGTTGAATGCTCAACCCACAAATAAACAAATGGTTCAGAAGCCATTAGGCTCGTCACACATTGTTGCTCCAACCGTAGCTGTTGCCACCAGTCGGGTGGATGGTGAAGTTGAACTTACCTTCAGCCGAGGGAGACATATCCCACGACAGGCCACCAACGCGACCGTTGAAGGCGTAAGCAACAGTGTCGGTGCCATCATAAACGGCCACGACGTAGGTGCGGATGATCGTGCCGTTGTAGCCGTCATCGCGGATCAGAAGCTGGGCTTCGTCAGCGGGGTTCCAAGCAGCCGTCACGGTCAGGCTGGTCACTTGGTTCTGGGTGGTGATCTTGGCACCAGTGCGAGCACCAGCCACCGAGTAAGCGGCAAAAGCGTCGTCAGCACCGAAAGCGGGGATCGCCTCGACGGGAACTTGAATACCAGTAGTACCCAGGCCACCAGCGGATGTGCCAATGATGGCTTCAATGCTGGCCCACGAGGACAGTTGGGTATCGGTCAAGGGAGTAGGCGAAGCGCCATCTTGACACCAGAGGGTTGCAACGTAACCCGGCAAGACTTTGTTAATGAGAGCCATTTTGAGTTTCCTTCAAAAGTGAGTTGAACAAATTGTCTTGTCTCATGCTGGAATGTAAATGGTGCAATCCAAATAGATTTGCGCCATATTCTCTTCGTTATTGTAGCTATTGTAAAGCCACAAAACATCTGCTTTTGCAATGAAAAACCCGTCGGAAACGCTCCCGAATAGGCCAGAATATCCATGCAAACTTTGCAGAATCTGGTCGGAAATTGTGAATCCATCCTCAATCTTTTGGGTAAAGATCGAGATTTGGAATGTCGGCGTGTCAATGCCTTTGTTGCCTTGCGTCTGGCCCGTAAAAACAGGCTGGTGGACATCACGCAGCATCCAGGTCACAAACTTGGGCTGGTTGGCAAAGTTGCGGTTGAAAGCCGCATAAACAGGCACAGGATTGACGATTTGACTCAGTTGATACTGAATCGCTTTGCCATACTGGACGACATTATTTTGTGCTGCCATTTAAACCGCCGTAACAGGATCAGAACGATAGCACATGAATGTCACGCGCATACGGTCATTTGATTCTCGGACATCAGTAATCCGCCAATCATGACCGCGCCATGTGATTGAGTACGACTGCTGGTTATCCACAATCGTTTTCATGTTGGGCGTGTAGTTCAAGGTGAAATTCACCAGGTCTTGATACAGCCGGTATTTGTCAGCGATTTTCACGCTGTTTGCAACGTCAGCCACACGCGCACGAGTCTTGAACCACTCAGTTTGAGTGGTCGCTTGCTCACCAAAATCCGACTTGCCGAAAGTCAGATTGTTGACGGCGATATTCTCGAAACGCGCAATTGTCATTTACATCACCAAAGGTTTGTAAGGACGCAGCAATGTGGTCACGCCAAACGGAATGTCCTTGAGCTTGGTTTCTGTTGCGTTCGAACGATTGTTGTAAAGATGCGTTAGCAACAAAAGAGCAGCCTGCTTGATGACAGGGTAAGCAGCCAAGGGGTTCGCAGCAACCGTGTATTCCACGACGATTGGAGCCGTCATAGCCGTGTTGATGTCAGTCGGCAGGCCAGCAACCACGATTTTGTTCCCGGAGGGGTCGTAGTAATACTGGTTGGACGGAATCGTAGTCAACACAGAAGGTGTTGCATCGTTCCAATACTTCACAAAAGAGATTGTGACGGGATGTGGATCAATGTTCGAACTTTGGCTCACCTCGGGCAAATCAAGGCTCGCAGGCGCTGCTGCAAGGCTTTCACCGCCGTAATAAACCCTGTACGAAGTGGCAAAGATGGACATACCAAGGTAGTCCTCAATTGCCATTCGTGTTGCGAGTTCAAGAGACAGGACATAAGCGTCCTGGCTCGTGTCATCAAACAGGTTTAGATGTTCGGTGATTTCATTGGCAGTGAGCCAGTTAGTCGAGACATCACGATTCGTCTGTTCAACCTTGACGTAATTGAACGGATTGCGAGTCTGTGCCCCAAACGGGTAGCCGACAACGTTATCAACTGCCATATTTCACCTCTTAGGCGCTCATGCGAACACCAGCGAACGGATCACGCACGGTAGACACCACACGCTTTTCTGCGTAGATAGTCATAAAACCGGGCGTGGTCTGTTCAAACATCTGGATGGACATTTCTTCATTGTCGCCAATGGTCAAGAAACGAGGCCAGTTTGCCAGATAAATTGGGAAGCCGGTAGACAGATACGGGTTCGGAATCACAGGGAAGCCAAACATGCGGCCAACAGCAGCGCCATCTTCGTCACCGATTTCTAGGAACAGCGGCAGACCTTGAGAGTCTTTCAGGCTACGCAGGCTGTCAATCATAGACGGACGGATGTGCCAAGCATTGCCAGGAAGCGACCAGTATTGGCTGGGGAAGGCATTCACCAGATCAACAATGTTGTTGTAGGTCACGCCACCGACAGTCTGAGCCACAGTAGCCAGTGTATGAATGCCAGCGGTGATTGCAGTGCCAGAAGTGCCATACGCAGCCGTCGAGCCAGAAGCATACATATCCAGACCACGCAGGCCAGATGTTGCACCAGTGGCAGTAGTTGTCGAACCAGCTTGGTCCGAGTTCACGGCCATCGAAGCGCCTTCGACTTGTGCGAATTCCAGCATCAGGTCTTCAATCAACGTGCTCTCAAGAGCATTGACATCCGACAGAACAGCAGTACGGATGGGCAGTTGGGCTGTCACAGCACGGACAGGCAATTGCCAAATGGAAGTATTTGTGCCAGGAGTTCCGGTGTTGTTTTGAACCGGATAGCCCCAAGGGTTGGTTTGATAAGTTGCGTTACCAGTCTTGGCAACGAATTGCATATCAGAACCATCAACAGTAACCATGCGCGAACCCATGCGGAACGGGTTTGCATAGCGCAGGGCAGCGAATGCGTCATCAAAAATCACACGGCCACCGACACCCGAACCGGAACCAGTCAACGAGGACGCTTCCTTGAGGTCGATTGTGACTTTCTCGCCTTTGTCGTAGGCTTCTTTGATTCCGCTAAGAATTTTTTCGGTGATAGTGGTCATGGCATTTCCTAAAAAAGCTGGTTAAAAAGCGGGGGCCGAAGCCCCCACTTTCATCAGGTCGCTGTGCCAGTCGAGCGATAGCGAACGCCAGCGAACGGATCGCGCACAGACGTTGCCAGACGCTTTTCACCGTAGAAGGTGATATAGCCGGGGAGCGTCTGGTCGTAGCGACGAACCAGCATGTTCAGGCGGTCGATGATCGTGTGGAAACGCGACCAGTCAGCGAAGTACGCAGGGTACAGGCTGGTAGTACCGGCAGAGCCAGTGGTGGCTTGTGCGGGAGCGTCAACGTAGCTGTTCACAACCACATCGAAGCCCAGCAGTTGGCCGACGATACCGTCAACCGACAGACCTTCGTTACGGTTGAAGATAGGAGCGCCATTGTCGTCAGTCAGACCACGCACTTGCGACAAGAACACGTTGTTCATCATGATCTTGGCGTTCGGGGTCCAGTACTGCTGCGGCAGAGCGTAGATGAAGTTAACGATGTCCTTGTAGGTCACGTTACCAGCACCCACGGTGTTGCCGTTGGTGGTCAACTGGTCATAGGTGTTGAGGCTATGCAGGCCAGTGTTCGAACCAGTGCCAGAGCTACCGAAAGCAGCGGTGGAGTGAGTGCCACCAGTGTAGGTAGCGTTAGCGCCACCGTACTGGTCCAGACCACGCAGGCCATCAGCACCGCCAGTAGCCACGGTGGTGCCGTCGCCAGACTGGTCGTTGTTGGAAATCATGGACTGAGCTTCAGCTTGGGCGAATTCGGCCAGCATGTCGTCAACCACGTTGGCTTCCAGGCCGTCGATGTCGTCCAGGGCAGCAGTACGGATCGGGAACTGCACGTTGATGTCTTTGAGGACGATCTGCCAAATCGAGGTGTTCTCGGTTGTGGGCGTGCCGTTGTTCTGGATGCCGTAGCCCCACTGAGCGCCAGCGTTGCCAGTCTTCACACGGAACTGATAGCTGGAGCCATCGGTAGCAACAGTGCGAGACACGCCACGCAGCGGGTTAGCCAGACGCAGAGCGCGGAACACGGGGTCGTAAGCGGTACGACCACCTTTGCCGTCACCGCCAGCGGTCAGGGCAGAGGCTTCAGCCAGGTAGGCTTCCATTTGCGACTCATCTGCAAAGATTTGCAGTTGCTTCTCAAAAGCAGACTTGGTGCCACTGGCGATGTCGCGCAGTTGCTCACGCACATGACGGTTAACGTCTTGGCGAACGGTCTTGGCCTTCTCTTTGTGGATGGCGGGAGCTTGCACGGAAGCAACTTTGGCTTCCAGGGCAGCAACCATTTCGCTCATTTCAGCTTTTACAGCTTCGATAGCAGCGGGGATTTTTGCTTCGACAGCAGCGACAGCTTCAACTTGTTTAGCTTCGATAGCGTCCAGCTTTTCGATGATTTCTTTCGACATGATTAACCTTTCAGGCGTTTGTCAAGGAGTTTAAGAAGTTCGCGCTGCTCAAGAGCCGCGAGAATTTCCGCTTCGGTTGCCTCCGCATCAGAATCACTCTGACTCGGCGCAGCTTCAATAGGCTCTTTAACAGCATCACGCTGTTCAATCACCTGCTTGAATACAGATGCGGCGGCAACCGACATCTGCTTGGACAGACCTGCATCCCGCAGGGCTTCTTCCAATACTTTCAAGTCAGCAGAACC